ACTTTCTAGTGTGGCATATTCATCACTCTCTCTGTCCATAGATGCTTGCTTCTGTGTGATCTGTGCAAGACGTTCACCGTAAGAGTTTGCAATGTCATCAGGTTCAGTATACAAACCTCGATATGCTTCCGCATCAAAGAGGCCAATACGAGGTTTCTTCGGACCTTCGATTGCTTCATTTAGTTGGTCTGAACTTGCCTCTACATCATCACCAACATTAGGCAGACTAATCATTGTGTTAATGTCTTTACCCTTTTGCATGGCTTTTTGACCTGCATCAACTGCCATTTCAACTGCTACTTCACCTTGACGTGCAATAGCTGCAGCAGCTTGGTCATTGTAGCCAAGAAACTTTAGTGCACCTATGGCAGCTTCAGTGGCTTCCTGTTTAGCTCTACGTTTACCACGTATCTCTGAAGCCTGTCGCATGGCTTCAGTCTTAGCTATCTTGTCAAATTCGTGTTGACGTTGTTCTTCATCCTCAATGCCTTTCACGACACCTTGAGATAACCCACCAACAAATGCACCAAAATTAAAAGCCATTATACTCTCCTTGCCATAAGTCCAATCATTACAGGTTCACCTTCTTCTGGCATCTCTTCAAGTTCTTCTTCAGGCTCTTCTGCTTCTTCTTCCATACGGGCTTTTTCCAAGTCCATCTTTTCCATTTTCTTTTTAACTTTTCTTAGTGCTAGTTGTACTGCACTACCTGAAGGACGTTCATCTTTAGCCAGTTCAGTTCCCATGTCATAGTCAACATCGTACATGTCACCCATGTATGCCAGTACTTCCATGATCACAGGAATGACTAACATACCTACATCAATTGTATGAATGCCCTGCATAACTCCGTTGATCTGTAAAGCATTAGCAATATCAGTGAGAGGAATGCCAAGTTCCATGTTGTCAATAATATCTTCTATAAACGCCTCATCTGTAAGCCTTTGTATATACCAATCACTGGCATCTTCTACAGTACTAAACTGTGGAGGTTGTTGCCAAGGAAAGTTACCTAATTTAGTAGTCAATGACTGGCCTGGAATTGGCATATCAAATGATGGTTCGTCTTTAAAATCAGCCATTCTTCAGAGCCTCTCGTTGTTTTCTAATAGCATCAACCATTTTAGCAACCTTCATCTTAGGTTCATCTGGTGTTGACTGCTCTTCTTTAGGAGCACTCATTCTACCTAATAAACCTGTATTCTTTTTTGCCTTTGGTTTATCTTCAATCTTAGGAAGACCTTTATATGCTTTATATGCTTGGTTATACATGTTATCCTCCTTATAATAAATCTGTTAGTGCATCAAATGCACCTTCCAAGAAAGAACCACTCAAGTCTGTCGTCATAATCTTACCGATCATTGCACCAAAGTTTGCCGAGGATGAATAATCCAATGCAATGTTTTGTTTATCTAGTGTGGTCTTAGCACGTAACTGTTCGATGGCTAGGTTTGTTGCACGTTCTTGTTGGTTCTCTGCGGATGTCCATGCCCACGACATACTGTCATTGTAGTATTGCCATAGGTTGTTGTATGCCATTTGGTTCATGCCTAGTACGGCTGCAGCATTGATTTCGTTTGCACGGTTAACTGCTGCCGTATCTGCTGTAGCAATTTCTCTACGCCACTGAGCATTAGACTGTGCAATAACTAATTGGTTATTTGCATTAAACTGATCTCGTTGATTGTTTACTTCTTCTTCAAATTTTTCCATAGCATTTAATTCGCCTGCATTAAACTGTGCTTGGGCATTAGCTTGGTTGGCATTAAACTTAGATACGTCTGCTGTTAATGAAGCAAAAAACTGATCAACTTGATTTTTTGAAGTTGCATTAAATTGTTCTGCTGCATTTGTAGCAGCCTGATCAGTAAACAGTGCCTGAATTGCTTTCTCTTTTTTAAACAGTTCTGTCTGCTGTTTATTAGACAAGTTTTGCATTTCTATAGACAAGAAGTTCTGAGCATTTTGTACAGCAGCTTGTTGTAGATTATTTAAATTTGCCATATCAAGTTGAGATAATGCAGCAGCTTCTGCCATAACAAGTGCTTGTTCATTGCTTAGATTTTGCAATTCCATTGTGTTAGCTGCACGAGAGTTTTCAAGAGCAATCTGTTGTTCGGCAGTAAAGTTTAAATTAGCAGCCTCAGAAATTTTAGTTGCGTTAAATACTCGTGATTGAAAGTCTTGGTCAAACTCTTGTTGCATAAACTGAGCACGTTGTTGTGCTGCAAGCATTGCACGTTCTTGTTTATTGGAAAGATTTTTAAATTCAAACTGTGCTACAGTGGCTGCATCTGCTTGTGCTATAGGTAAGGATGCTTCCATAGCAGCTTGAATAACAGCTTGACCTGCCATTGACGAAGAACCTATACCTCGTTTAGCAAGTGTTTGCATTGCAGTACGCATTGCTCCTGCAGCCCATGCAGGTGTTTCACCACCTTCAAACTGCTCCATTAATCCTTCTAGTTGACCTTGAACTGTAGCCTGTTTAGAAGGTGAAGCTTCTGCATGTTGAATTGCTTCAGTAAACTTAGCTGCTTTTTCTGCATCTGCTGAACCAGAGATAAGTTCCCCATCCATGATTTCACGAGTGGTTGGGTTGTCTAATCTAATATGATTGCCTTCAGCAGCTTCTAAATCAGACACTGAAGTTTCTGTTGCTTGTGCTGCTGTTATCTTAGATCGTGGATCATCAGGGTCCATTTGTGCTGCAGTAGTAGCATCTATAGCAGTATTAACAGCAGGACCAACTTGTGCAGCAGTCATTAGATTTGCATCTGATTGGTCTGGTAAAGTAGACATAGTAGTTGTTGCTTGACTTGTAGTAGCTGCAATATCCCCATCTAACTGACCTGTAGTTTCTTCTGTAAACTGACCAGTTGTTTCAGTAATTCCTGCAGGAATGTATGCTCCACCTGTAGGTAATCCTGGGGTAGTAGCTTGATACTCCATTATGTCAGTGATTGTTGCAGCTTCATTAGTTTCCGTTGTAGTTGGATCATCTTTAGCAACTGAAGGTTGGATAGGAACATACTGTTGACCTAATTGAGTAGGACTAGCTTTGTCTTCAAGTACAAAACTTCCAGTTCCATCCATGCTACCCCCTGCAGTCCCATCACTGTTTAGGTCTGTATTTCCTGTACCGTCACTAACATCTACACCTTCATTAGCATATATGATACCACCACGTGCCATTTGCACTTGTGTGCTTGACATGTCAACACCAGTTGATGTACCTGTTTGTTGTTGTTGAGATATAGGATAGAAACCTTGAGGGATAGGTGTTTGTGGTTGACCGTTTATAAATGTAATGTTTGCAGTTAATCCACCTGCATTACGATAAGTACGTACATCCATAGGAGGATTAATACCTGCCATTGAATCATTTGCTGCAGGAGGATTAATACCTGCCATTGGAGATTGACCCATAGTAAACGTACCAGAAGCTTGCTGATCTACTGGAGTACCTGTATAGGTAAACGTGCCTGAAGCAGGGTTATAGTCTTGTAGTTGGGTATAGTCAATGCTAGGGGTTGTTACTCCACCTGTCATTCCTCCACCAAGACCATCAGTGCCACTAGTGCCACCTGTCATTCCTCCACCAAGATCGTCTAATGTAGGTAATCCAGTGTCTTGATCTGCACCAGTAATAGATGTTCCAGTACCTTCACCTGTAGTACCACCGATAATACCATCTCCACTAGTGATAGGCCCAACGCCACCTGTACCTCCTGTCATAGTACCGCCAAGACCAGTAACGCCTGACATATCTCCACCAGTACCTGTATTATCTAACCCTGTATCATCTAACCCTGTATCATCTAACCCAGTTTCTTCAAGTCCAGTTTCGTCACCTGTAATTGTAGATGAACCTTCTGAACCTGCGGATAAACCACTTTCAGGTTGAGTAATGTTTGCAGAATACCATTCACCATAGCTTTCTGTAGAGTTTATAATTGTAGGTGTCCAAGAATCGTCATACACAGGTGGAACTTCAGTGTAATAATCTTTTACTTCTAGTAGCCCTTGATCTGCTGCTGCTTCATCCCACTCTTGGTGTATGGCATTTAATCTGTTTATACGTTGTTGGTATGAATTTCTTACGAATGTATTAAACTCTTCATCTGTAGAAAGATTTTGAGTTTGCATTATATAACGTTTTTCATTAGTAGATATGGGTTTTGCAGCTTGTGTTGCATATCGTAGAGTAGTAGAATAAGTACTACTTTTTCTTTGCTGCAGTTTCTTCATGTCTGCAGTAGTGCCTGATGCAATAGTTGCACCATTAGGTGCTTTTAGTGTGGAAGTACCGTCAGCATTGTTTATTCTTGTATACGTACCTTGTCCAATACGTGATGCTCTAACAGTTAAAAAAGTATTATATTGTTCGTCTGTATTAAAGTCTTCACGGGTACGTGCATCTGTTACTAAATCGTTATACAATTTAGCACGTGATGCTTCTCTATAAGCACCCATTGCGCCATCATCACTATAGCTAATTGTACCATCTTCATATATGGCAGCATAAGCTGTAGTACCATCAGCTTTTTTTACCTTTTTAACTTTGGGTACTTCTTTGAGTAAGGAAGGGTCTACATCTTTTCTAGGATTTTCTTTATATTCGTTGACAACTTGGGATGTTCCATCTTGATATGTAATTGTACCAATACGTTTACCATAAGCATTTATAGCAGCTTTAATAGCTTCTTCAGTAGAGCCTGCCATTACAGTATGCCCTTTTCCAATTTTAATTACACCACCACCAAGTACTGTAATGTTTTGACCGCCTTGTTCCATTGCCATAGTATTAGTTCCTTATTTTCCCATTGTCATCCATACCGCCCCTGCTATGAAGGTCAGGATACCAACGGTAGATAGTTTTACAAATGTTGACCATATTGATTTACGAGTATCTCGCCAAGCTTCTATTAAGTTTCTCATTTCAGTAATGTCTTTATAAGCATCATCATCTAATAAACCTATAGAACGAAGAGCTTCTTTTGCACCTTTACGTGCTGCACGATCTAGTAGTGCTTCTAATTCTTCTGCTGTTAAATTTACTTGGCTCATAGTTTAACTCATAAATATAAAAATATCAAGGCTTAATAGGCCAATCATCATCAGAAAGATGAGGCCAATTTGCCTTAGTTGTAATATCTCTTAGTTTCTGTCTGTATAAAGACATAGCATCTGTTAATGTGTTATCAGATAATGCAAGATAATCTGTATCTAATAATAACTGAGTACGTTTATTTCTATTAGCTTCTGCAATAAATAAATTATGATCATCTATTTCTTCTTGAGTCATGTCTACAACAGAATAACCTAGTACCCAATCACCCGAATCATTTTGTGTTGGCATATCGTCTGCCACAACCTTTTGAGTTGTCTTATCAAACTCTGGTTGAGTTCCATCAGTAACTGGAAATACACCATATTTAGCATACAAAGTATTAGTAATAACTTTAGGAAAAGAAGTTCTTTTATTGTCTTCTCTAAAATTATTTTCTGTATAAGGGTATATATTTTTAATTGTGTTAACGTACATTTTATTTTCCTTTATGTCTATGCGGCACTGAATACTGCATGAGATAACCTGTTATAACTTCCGTAATCACCCGATGCTATTATACTTCTAGCAGCTAGATCAGCTTCTGTATTTTGTATTTCATAATAGAAACGTATTCTGTTATTGTTTTCACCACTGTTTAAGAAGTCGTTATCCCAAAACGTTCCATTAATTGCAGGTGCTGTATTGTAAGCAGAATAGTTTGCAAATATGATAGTGGGAGCTACTGTAGGAAGGGTTAAGTTTACTGTAGAAGGAGTACTAGTAGTTTGCACAATACTTGTGTTATTTTGGTCTAAACTCCAAACTGTGTTTGCACCCTTACTTGATCGAAAAACAATCATACTTGCAGCATCATAGCTATCACCAGTTCTGGTAAGAGTTGTATTTCCCTCTGTACCATTAAGAACCTTATACTGAAACATATCTTCAAAAACAGAATTTAAACTGGCTATTTGAGTAAACCCAGAGTAAAGAGTAGGAGAAGGGCCAGTAGCAGTTGTTGAGTATGCTATAGCTAAATCACCTTCTTCAATAGTACTAGGTACAGTAATGTCCATATTACCAGAGTCAACAGTGTGACTATGAAAAGAAATTGTAGTGCTATAAGGTCCGTAATTGCTATATGCTGCTGCTGCAGCTATTAATCCTGAAGTACTCATATGTTATCTCCAAGCACTTTTCCATAATATGTTTTACCACCATCTGTAGTAATAAACGCATACTGATCTGTTTCACCTGTAGCAGGTGTTTCAGGTACAAGACCTTTGTTCCATCTAATATTGTCAGGCCACGATATATAAAAATCGTCTGGGGTAGAAGATGGCTCTATAGTAAAAGAATGATTACTAGTAGAATCAGTTGACACAAAACCAAAAACAAAGATTTTTTTACCGTCTGGTTTAATGATAAAATTGTGAGGTTCGTCTAAGCCAGAAATATAAAAACCTAAACCTCCTGACCCTCCACCAACTTCTGAATCCCAAGACATTGTAGATACATCCCAAGGAGTACTCAAAGTAAATTTATGAATTGTGTGTAAGTTACTTGGTGAAGTATTATTGGGGTAGCCTTCCATTACAAAATATTCACTGCCATCTGGTGAAAACGTACCATTTTGTAAATATCTAGATACCTGCGTAGGGCTATCTAAATTAAATGTATTTCCACTAGCTGATGCAGTAGAAGGATTCCAAGCAGTACTAAGATCAAACTCTACAAGTTTGTCGTTTGAAAATCCAGTTACATCAAGCAAGTACATTTTAGTACCATCATACTTAAACTTTAGTGATGTTATATCGCCATTAAGGGTTGGATTATACGAAAAAGTTTTACTACTATCATACACTGCAGTGTTTAAATCCCAAGGAGTACTTAAATCATATACATAAACACTGTCATTAGCTATCCCTGCAATAAAAAATTGAGTGCCATCAGGTTTAAAAGTAAAAGCTCTCATTGAACTATCTTCTGTAGTTAAACTTTTAGCTTTATCAAATCTACTATTATACGAACCAAAATCAAAAGCAGTTTCTAGATACCTAGAATTTATTCGATTTAAACCCGAATCCATATAATAAAGATAGTGTCCGTCAGGGCTAACATAAATATCTCTTAAACTAGTAGGATTATTTAGTTGCAGCAATCGTGGAAAAGTTTCTTCAAAAGTAAAATTGCTTAAATCATAACCCTCACTATTGCCAGTAATTTCCATAATAAAACTTCCAATCTGTCCGTCAGGTGGAGGGTTATCAAACTCTAGACGAGTATTATTAGTAAGAAGTTTTGTAAAATAATTACCTTGGGATAGGTCTAACTTATAATTTCTAAAGTCTGTGTCCCAAGTACTTGTACTTGTGTTAGTTGCTAACTCATGTATTTTATCTGAAGTACCATCTATTACAAACACTTTTGTATTATCTGGATGTATAAATATTCCTTCAGGATTAGCTATACCTGTTATGTTAAATCTTGGGGACCAACTACCACCTGAAGGTGGATTCTGTGTTAGTGTACTTAAATCCCAAGGTGAATTAGGATCAGTTCTAAGAAAACTAAAATCAGATGTTTTTGTACTATTTACACCTACTGCAATAGTTCCTGTACTATTAAAAGCAAAATCGGTCCACGGACCTGCATTATTATTTGCACCTGCATAGTCATAAGTTATACTATAGTAAGCTGCTGTAGCTATATTGTATGGCTCACTTAAAGTTATTTCATAGAAGTCTGGAGAGCTTGTCGGTACACTGGTATGAGAAAGTATTAGTCGTTTACCACCATCATTAAATTTACCGCCTTGCACATTAAATCCTGCACCTACAACTGTAGGCCAATTAATTTCTACTCTAGTAGAGTTAGACAGTGTAGAAATGTCCCAAGGCGTAGTAAGAGGGTACTGGACCATTAACTGAGATATGTACGAAAAGACATATGCTTTAGTTCCATCAGGACTAAACTTTAATCCCTCTGTTTCTCCTAGATAGTTTCCACTATCTATGTTATCTCCTGATACTGCTGTATAGGAAGCAGTTGTAACATCCCAAGCCGTAGACAAAGTAAACTGATAAATAAATGCTTCACCACCAAATAAATCATTAGATATAAAATACATCTGTAGCCCATCAGGTTTAAAAAATAAACCTTTGTTACCACTTGCACCTACATATGCAGAAGGTATAGTAAATGACGTAGTATCTGTAAGGGTAGGCCAAGGGCCATTAAAAACATAAGATTCTTCTGTAACTGGTGTGGCAATCTCAAAGACAGAAGTTACAGCCAATCCAGAGTTTAATTTAAATGCTTGGTTATTTGCCATTATGAAAAGTCTGTCCCTGTTTGTGCACCAATAAATTTAGTGCCGTTGTTCTTTGTACTAAATGTATAACGTGCAGATGATTCGTTTATTACAGAAGTCTGTGTCCCTAAAACATCTACGTTAGGGGAAAGTGTAATATATGGAGTTTGTAGTAGAGTAAAAACTCTAACAACATCATAGCTGTTATCAAGCATAGCTACTTTTCTTCCTTCATCTACAATCCTAACAGCAGTTTTGTTACTTGAAGATGGCATAGAAGGATTTGTTAATGTAGTTAAATCTATTTCAACCTCAGTATTCCAATCTAAAGTAGTAATGTCATAAGGAGTAGATAGAGTAGCTCTATAAATTATTTGATTTGAGTTGCTACTTTCAACATAGTAAAAATAAGTTCCTGTTTCATCTAAATCCATACCATACAATATTTTACTGGGTATAGTAGGGCTTGTACCATTATCTGTTACAGTACTAGTAATATCATAAGCCGTACTTAAATCCATTTGTAGTATTGTACCAGTTGAAGAAGAAGAATACAATCTTGTACCATCATTGTTCCAAAAAATATTCCAACCTGCATCGCCTCCAGTTGGAGTAATACTGCCATTGTAAGTAGTGCTGCCTAAACTATAAGCAGTGTTTAAAGTCCATTGGTGTACAGTTGTTCCTGTAGTCAAATGCATTTTAGTGCCACTATCTCTTACTGTCAAAGACCTAAAATTAGAAGTACCACTTCCAGTTACACTGGTAAAACTTTGATAACTAAATGAACCAGAACTTACATCATAAGGAGTACTAAGTGAAATATATTTTACTTGTTCATCAGCAAAATCATATAGATACAGTTTAGTACCATTATCTACCAAATCCATACCCCAAGGAGTACCAAAACTTATAAGAGAGTTTAGATTAGAAGATGTACTAAAATTACCAGGTACTGTACCATGACCTTCAGTGGAAACCCCATTTACTTTTACAGAAAATAAATCTACATATCTAGCATTATCAAAAATTAAATCTGAATCTGCGTCTAAATTTACTTCAAAATAGTTTCCAGTAGATAAGTCTAAGTTAATTTGTTTTCCACCTATATCATATTCAGCAACACTTCCATAATTTAAAAAGTATATTTTTTTACCATCATCTTTAAAAAAGAACGAATGCGGAAAGGTTTGATACCCTATAGTGGTATATATAAGTGATTGATCAGGCACAGCAGGAGAAGCTCCTGATTCTATTCCTGCACCTGCTATATCATATGGCGTACTTAAATCAAAACTTTTTATTTGAGCAACTTGACTAGCACTACTAGTGTGTGAAATGAAAAGTTTTGTACCATCACTATTAAAACGAAAATTTCCTGCTATAGGAAGAATGTAACTAGTTGCATTATTTATTTCTATATTTGAAGTAATGGCACCTGCTGATGTACTAAGACTGTAGTTTGTTGTAAGATTAAAAGAATATATTCTATCTGAATTAGGTGCTAGTCTATCAGGATAAACAAATAACTTACTACCATCATCATTAAAATTTATACTTTTTGAAGTAAGGCCAGAGCCATTTGTGTTTGGGACACTTAATATATCTCCTGTATCAGTAACTGTAGAACCCAAATCCCAAGCAACAGATAGAGTAAATTCGTGTATTTGTTTAGTTGAACTTCCCGAATTTTCTATTATAAATAATCTTAATCCATCAGGACTAAAAGTTAAACATCTATAATTAGTACTAGTACCAATACCAGATATACTTTCTGAGTGATTGTATGTAGCAGTAGAAATATCCCAAGCTGTACTTAAATCCCATTTTTTTATATCATCATAACTAATAATAAAAAAAGCAGTACCATCAGGTTTAAAAAATATATCTAATGCACTACCTGCACCAGTTATATCAAAAGCATTTGTTTCTTCCATAATACTTTTTTGAGCTTTAAAAATAAAATCTTTAGTTATATCAAAAGTTGTATTGCTTTCTGTAACTGTTCCTTTAAAAAACTCTATAGGTCCGTTTATTTCTAAACTGCTATTAGGCTTAAATGGTGCATTATTAGCCATTACTTACATTCCTCCATAGAAAGAACAGCTTGGTATGTAGCACCACCATCTGAAGTTGTAACAGAAACAATGTCGTATGCCCCTGCAGTACTAAATGTTGGTGCTGTACCAGAAGGCCATTGAACACCACTTAGTGTAGTAGAATAGCTAGAGCCTTTTATAATTATAGTATATAAACCACCACGACCAGATGTAGGTGGATTTGAAAATCTATAACTATTGTTTTGTGAGTTTTCTACAATAAAAGTTGAACCAGAAGATAGATCAAAAGTTTTGTATTCTCCCTCACCTATAGATGCTGCAGCAATTTGTACGTTAGTAGTATAGTTTCCTACATAAATAGTATCTCCTGTACCACCAGTATAGTCCATATTTAAATTTATTCCTCTTGGGGATAATCCACCCATATTAATTGTATTATGACTTTGACCTGTATAAGTAACATTAGAAGAGCTTGATAAATCATATGCAGGAGAAACATCATACTCTTCTATATTTCTACTAGAATTAATAGTGTATAATTTAGTACCATCTGTACTAAGATGAAAACCGTAGTATGAGCTTGAATTTAATGATGCAGAACCGTCATAGGTCATTGTACCAGTTAAATCCCAAGAAGTACCTAACGAAAATTGATGCATTTTACTGTTACTATTATCTATAAGATGTAATAAATCTCCGTCTGGATCAAACCTTATATCGTAAACAGTACCAATTTGAGTATAAGAACTTAAATCAAAATAGTCTCCATTATTTGTGACAGAACTAAATGTATATGGGGTGTTTAAAGTTACCTGTCTTATTTTTTTAGGGGTTGGTGTATCAACAATATAAAACTTTGTACCATCTCTGCTAGTAGTAGCCCCATAATTAGAAGTAGAAATACTCGAATGATCAAAACTTTCTACAAACGAATATGTAGATATATCATATGCAGTAGATAAATCATATCTTCTTATCGTGTCACCAAATGCTCCTTGACGTACATATAATTTAGTTCCATTATCGTTTAAATGAATAGCACCTGCAAAAAAGTTACTACCTGTAGACTCATTTAAAACAAGACCAATATCTTGAACTGCACTAAGATTTAATACATCAGTTCCATTTGGCCCAAAACCACCAACAATTTCAGAAATTGAGTCTACGTTAGATAAACCATTGTTAGCTGTAAATGTTCTATTATTAGCCACGAGTCACCTTATGCGTCTGTTAAAGTTGCAATTACTGTATAATCTGTAGAAGAAGCACTTGCTGCAGTTGCAAGTATTCTAAAGTCAGAACCACTAATGTCTACATCAAATGTAGCAAGAGCAGCATCTGTATTTACTTCACCAAACTGTGTAGCAACAGCAGTTGTACCATCATGCACTACAAGTAGTTTAGTAATAGTACGTTCTGTTCCATCGTCTGCAGTAATTAAAAATTCTCCACCAACATAACTTGCATATGCGTAAGTTGCAATTGCAGTTTGAGTAGTGGAGGTAGTATTTGCAGTTTGTTTCTTATCAGTTAAAGGTTGCCATACACCATTTGCATAACCTTCAAAACCATTTTCATCTGTATTGTAACGGAACATACCACTTGCAGGTGAAGCAGGACGTTGTGCTGTTGTACCGTCAGGAACTTGAATTGCATCAGTTGTAGCAATATCTAAAGAAACAGCAGGAGAAGTTGTACCAATACCTATTTTAGGATCAGCAGATGAAACTGTTAACTTAGCTTCGCCTGTACCTGAAGTTACTGTTAAAGTTGAGTCTGACAAACCAGATGTTATAGTTAAACTTGCAGGATCATTTAAACTATCAGTACCTTCTATATTTAGATCATTATATATTGTTATACCACTTGTGTCCATAGAAGAAGTTGTAACACTGTCTACTGAAAAAGTTAAAATAGAACTATTTGTAGAGTTTCCTCTATCAACAGATATATTCCAAAAATCATTAATTGAAGTTTGTCTAATTTCTAGCTTGCTTTCATTTGCATCAGTAGAAATTAAGTGTAACTCTGGATCAGCATTTTCAACAATTAAGTGACCACTGCTGTCAATTAAAGGTACAGTGCCATCAAGATCAGGTAAAGTAATTGTTCTATCTGCAGTAGGGTCTTCTACAACAAGTCTTGTTTCATTTGCATCTGAGGTATCACCCTCAAAAACAATATCCATACCTGTTGCAAGATATAGTTCATTTTGATTGATGTTTACCCTGTTAGAGCCATCAATGTAGAAAAACAAAGAATCACTACTTCTGTCACTAATATTACTTAAAGCACTAATTGCAGGATAACTACCGCCCAGAGAAGAACCCGATGTTTCGCCACCAAAAGTTAGAAACTCGTTATTTCCAATATCTGCACCGTTTGTAAAGGTTGGGTGCTCTGTAGAGTTAGCTAGTGCAACTGTACCATCTGCATCTGGAATAGTTACAGTTCTGTCAGCAGTTGGGTCTGTAACAGTTAGAGTTGTTTCAAAGGCATCTTCAGTAGCACCTTCAAACTGAATGTTAGAACCTGCATGTATTTCATCTGCAAATACATCTAGCCAACGTTTTGCATCAGTACCTAATGTATAGGTGCTGTCAACACCAGGAACTATACTAGCAGCTTCAGACGAGCCACTTGTAGGTACTATATTACCGTCTAAGTCTCCAGTAACATTACCTTCAAGGTCAGCTACAATAGTCCCAGATGTACCACTAAACACTTCAGAAGTATTTGTTGCATCAGGAATGAATGTAAATTTACCTTCGGAATCATCAAAACCAAAGAAACCTACTTTTGCTGTAGAACCATCATGCCAATTAAATTCAATACCACGATCTTTATTGTCATCTGATGCAGGGGCTGTGTCTCCACCTATAGTAAAGATAGGATCGTCAATAGTTACAATAGTACTGTTTACTGTAGTAGTTGTACCGTTTACTGTAAGGTTTCCAGTAATCGTAGCATTACCACCGACAGATAGGTTACTGTCTAGTGTAGTTACACCTGTAACATCTAGTGTACCTAAAAAATCAGCATTAGCACTGTTGAAGTTTACAGCAGGAACTCCTAACGATGCTATTTGTAGATTACCACTATTTTCCTGTAGTTGGGCATAAGTAATACCATTTTTTCTAAGTACAAATAAACCGTTAACAGTATCTAAATCAATGTAAGTACCTGCACTTACGTCTATCATACCTGCAGCATCAATATTTAAACTTGAACTAGTATTTATGTTCATTGTAGTGGTAGAGTCTAGTGTAAGATCACCTGTCACATCAATAGTAAGACCACCAGAAGATACATCAATCTCATTATCTGTAAGAGTCATATATCCGTTATCACCAAATATACCTGTATCAATGTATCCAGTACCATCAATATATAAATCAGCCCACTCAGAACCTAAAGAACCAAGATGATAAGTATTATCAGCAGAAGGAATAATAGAAGAAGCAACGTCAGCATTTATAGTAACAGTATCTGTAGCTGCATCACCTAAAGTAGTGTTGCCATTTAAAACAGTGTTACCATCAACAGTTAAGTTTGCATCTAATGTAGTATTACCTGTAACATCTACCGTACCTGCAAAGTCTGCATTAGCTCCTGTAAATGCTACTGCTGTAGTGTTAGAAGCTCCACTCCTAATAGTAAGTTCCCCACTAGTTTTAGCAAGTTGAGCAAAATCAGTATTACCACCTTGTAATTGTATTGATCCGTTGTCAGCATTTATAATTATTTCACGACCTGCATCTAATTCAATGTCTGCCGTTGCGCCTACTGCTGTTATTGCAAGACCATTTGCAGCACTGCTAATATCGGTGTTTGTAATAGTAAGATTATCAGAAGTACCAAAAGTTCCAGTGTCAATACTAGCTGTCCCTTCAATATACAAATTATTCCATTGTTTAACGGCAGTACCTAAATTTTGATTTGATGAATTGTTAGGGATAAGATCAGTAATAAAATCTGCATTAACAGAAATAGTATCCGTATCATCACTACCTAATGTAACATTACCATCAACAGTTAAATTACCACCAACACTAACATCACCTGTAATTGTAGCATTCTCGTGAATTTCAACAGTATCAATATAACCTACACCATCTACATATAAATCTTTAAACTCAAGACCTGAAGCACCAAGGTCTATGTCGTTATCTGTTACAGGTTTAAGTACTCCGTCTTCTAATCTAAGTTGTTCTACTGCGGCACTAGACACATCATTGTAAAAACTAATTCTGTTATTGGCTTCATCAATAACTACTTTATTAAAAGCACTTGTGTCAGAAATTAATGGTACGTATGCACCTTCTGCAGTAGCTCCATCGTGAGCATGTCCTGTAGCTTGATTAAATGCAGCTAAAATTTGATCAAACTCTGCGTTAAGTGGCCCTGCTTTAACTACCGCATTGGCGATAATTGTGCCTACACTTTGTCTTGTATAACCTGCCATTTTATAACCTGTCTCCTGTTCCGAAAGTAATCACTAGACCTTGAACACTATGTGATGCATCGGCACTATTAGTAACATATCTTATTGCTGCTGATTTTCCTGATCCAGAAATATTTGTTCTTTGTACGGGTGATGGGTTTCCATCATATATTGCTGTACTATTATATATTGCCTCATTGTAGTAGGCAGCAGCACCTTCTGTGTCTAAATTAAAGTCAGAAGGATTTAATGTAGCAAAATCTTCATAGTCATACACAACTGACATAACTATTGAGTTATCTCCCTCAGAACGTAAATATGTAGCTACACTATAAAATATCTTTCTTTGTTCTGGGTCTTGCATGTGATAGAATGGAGTTTGAAATAAACTAAATATATTTTCCCCATCAAAGTCATTACCTTGTTCTTGTCTGTGAACTTTTCCATCTGTGCTTCCGTGTATTACATATTCATACTGTCCTATATAACCACTGTCTGCACAAGTAGATGTAATACCTAAAAGTTGACCATACTCAAACTGTAATCCATTCGGTGTCTCACGATACCCACCAATAATACCTTGAGTATCTACACCACCAAACATATATCTAAATTGGCTTTTCTGCCTAACTACAACGGCATTTAAACCATTAAGGTCTGTATCAAAAACAATATCTGTAAATATAGATTGAATATCTTTAGACACAGTTTCTAAGTTTACATCACCAATTCTGTCTGTTGCACTAATGGGACGTAAACCGTCTTGAGATAAAAACAATAAGTCTCCACCAATTTCAATAACACTATCAGTAGCCATACAACCTAGATTATCTGTAATTTTTACTACACCAAAATCTGACCTATCTGAACCTACTATTTTACTTATATTATTTGTTCCAAATACATATAGTGTGTCTCTAAAAGGTTTTATTGCTACTACCTCAAACCCCATATTAAAAAAACCAGAACCTAAATCCGCAGTGTCACCATAGTCTTCTTCATCATTAGGAGCACTAAAATAAAGATAAGTAGGGTATGTAGAATCTCCTGCTAACCACATATGTTCAGAATGTGCTGTTGCATATTTTGGAGCAGTAGGAGCATTAGAGTCAGTTATTTGTGTATAAGTAGTTCCATCGTATGTAGATGCAGGATTTACACCATCTGTCATAATTACTTTAGGTGTACCCCAGTTATATTTATTAAATCTAACTTTAGTTACACCTGTCATTGTAGGCGATCCAGAAGTAGTTACAGCAACCCAAGCTTCTGTGGTAGTATTCCAGTAATGTAAATAGTTATTGCCACTAGTAGGCTCACGACATGCTAAAATACCATCATTAACACCGTTAGCAACACAGACTCCTAAAACATTTCCTGTGCCTCCAACTGTACCATAGTCATTGCTAAAACCACTTATACGTCTATAACCACCAGTAACTGATGGTTCATAGTTAATTAAACTAATAGCAGAACCAGGACTTGTTTCACCTTGAGATAGCACATCTCTACTAGTGTTTAGTCCACCCTGACAAAATACTTTAAAGGAACCTAAATTATCGGGCATTAAATCACACTATTAAAAGTACTATTTGACGGACGTTGTAAAACAGTTGAACGTAAATAAAGATTATCGTCCAACAAAAGTCGCCTCATAGATTTAATTCCTTCTTCAAAATTTTGTTGGTGTATAGCAGCACTTTGTTCATTGCTCCTAAATCTCATAATAAACATTATAGCACCATCAACAATAACATGATCAAAACGAGAAGGAATAGCACAAGTATCATCATAATTAACAAGCTCATCTGGATAAGTAAAATAAATATATTCTATATCATATACATTATCTGTTAACGGAGTAACCCCAAATTTTTCTTCGTATGTTTGATATACGTATAAAGGTTTACCTATGCCATTTGTTTGATCGCCTTCATCATCTTGTGTACGATAATTATGTATATAATCATTATAAGTTAAAGTACGTAAAGGTCTAGGAGTATTGTCTAATCCTGTAGTCTTTTTTAGAAAAAACGAATCCCAATCAACTGTACCCATGTTTGTTGGAAAATCATAAGTACGTTGTCCTGTAACTAAAGTTTGAGTATACGTTGTTTTTAAAAAAGGCCACTCTTGACCGTCCTGTAAAATAAGACGAATACTATTATTAACAGCATCCTTTACTAAAGCTTGAACATTTCTAACCGTATCAAATCCATTACCTGCAACATCTAAGGTAACTTCATTTAATCTTCGTAATGTATTGTTAACTAACGTTATATATGTAGTAGCCATGTATCAAACCTTTAATTAGAGTAGAGGGGCCGTTAAGCCCCCCTAAGTTTTATCTATGCTAGTGTGTCACGATCAACTTCTGCCGCACCACGTGTTGCTTCATTTACATCAACAACAATTGCCCATACACGAGCAGTTACTGTTGCTGCAGGAGAAGCACCTGCAGTACCAGTTACGTCAATAGTGTCTTCTGCTGCAACGATACCCTGAGTTTGAGTACCAAATGCAAAGTCACCTGCAGAACCACTGTCTACGGCTGTAGCAGCCATAAATGTAGTTGTGCCATCTGTAACTGTAACGTCATAGTCTGCCGAGTCCATTGCATCAATCAACTCAACACCTGCTGCTAGAACAAGAGTACCTGCTCCAACAGTTGGACCTGTCACTGTACCAGTTGTAGTTGGAAGTTCAACTTCCTTTTCAACCATGATTGCTTTTGAAAGCAAAGAGGTAGATTTAGCCATTGTCCAATTCTCCCTATGCTAAGTTATATGCTGCAGTAACGATTGCTTCAGGACGAAGAATCTTGCGACCGTATAGGTGCATACCACGAACAATATCTGCAAATGAATCAGGGTCACGGTATGTTTCAGTTTTGTTGATCTGCTCTGCAGTTGCAACGGCTGAATCATGTCCTGCAACAATGATACCAAAGTTAGAGGCATTTGAGCCACCAACAGTTGAAGAACCTGTACCTAGTGAAGGTAGGTTATTCGATGTGTAAACACGGAAGCCATGTAGGTTAGTTACTGACAACCCGTTCTGTAGTCCTGAACCACCGAAGTCGGCATTCAATAGACGTGAGTCTTCATCTTTCAAGACTTCCATGAATACTGGGTCCACAACGATCCAACGACCTTGTGTATCAACATTCTGTTGGTCCATCAAACGAGACATACGTGCAAGAATTTGCAACGGGAATGCGTTACCTGCAGTTGCAGATTTCGCAGCAGTAGCACCACCTGCACGAGGTTCAATACCAATAGATTGGTTAGCTGTACCTGCAGAACCAGAAGTGTTAGTAAAGTCAGATGCGTCTAGTGACATAGAAGCCAATAGTTCAGCACCAACTAAGTTAGCACCACTTGAAGCTGTAGGAATAGCCTTTGAGCCATTTACAGTTGTGTTTACTGCGTCTGCATTCGAGTGAAGTGCAGACTGTTTAAAACCAGATAGATAGCCAAGAACTTCTTGGTCCATTTGGTCAGCCAAACGATACGCAGCACGATCACTTGCAAGGCTTTGGAAATTGACGTGACTATGAGCTTCCTCAATATCATCGACTTTGAAAGCAAAATAGTTAGCTTTGTCAATAGTCAATGAAAAGTCTTCATCGTCCAAATCTTGTGGTGTGATTTGTGTACCACGTTCATATGTTTTTACGGTGATTTCAGGTTCTTTAATGATTTTAACTGAATCACCCATGTTTGCAATCTCTCCAAAATAATCAGAGTTTGTGACTGCTTCAACAACAGATGCCTTGCGGAATGCAAGCTGCACCTGTTTGGAATAGATCACTGGTGAAAAATTACCATTGGGTAAATTACCATGACCTGCTGCTTTTGCGAATGCCATTATATTTCTCCTTAAAAGCAATTACAGATGCATAACATACAGATACTTAATTGGAGGCTAGACATCGTAGGGTGCGTAAAATATAACACTTGGCCTTTGTGCTATACTTACGGGCCATGAATTACTAGGTAAGTCCGTAAGGTCTGTTGTCTGCGGATTAGTGTAACATTACAGGTAGTCCATAAGGGGCTGTATTAGTTACATTATATATAGTTATAACACAGTTAACTATATTGTCAATACAATTTATCGGGCAGAACCTGATAAATCATAAATAAAGTTGCCTACTCGAATAGCTTCCATAATCTCTTCAGATCGTTTTTCGTATTCTACTGCAGACATTGCAGCTACCTCAGATTCAAGGATTGCATTTCCTTGATAATTAGATTGAGGTGCACTACGTTCATTACGTGAATTTACAGACCGTGCTGCATCTTTACTAGACGATGAGCTTTTTGTTTTAATATTACGGTCTGCTTTATACAAATCAATTGCACGGGCTGCTGAACGAGCATCTTCATTATTTTCGTACAATGCATCTTGTACCCATTTAGGTTGTTCTTCAGCCCAATTGTGAAAGTCATCACTGTCACGGATACTATCAAAGTCAGGGTGTATTTGCATTAACTGTGCTTCAGCACGTTCACGAACAGCATTAGCTTTCATTTCGTCAATTTCACGTACACGATCTTCAAGACCTTGTGATTGCTCTTGTGCTTTTTTAATTGCAATAGTTTCAACAATTGCTGCTACATCAGGATACTTCTTTGCCCATGCATCAATATCTTCATCTGACTTTGGTAACTTAATTTCTTGTTTTGTAGCTTGATCTAATTGAGATTTAAGTTGTTTGATAGTATCTTCAAATTCTTTTTCTTTTTGTTGTTGGTGTCTACGTAGATCACCATAACGTTTTTTAAAGCTACGTTCTTCTGCATTTTTAGGTTCTTCTTCTACTGGAGGACTTTCTGTTTCATTTTTTTGTTCTGCAATAAGCTCTTCTAATTCTTGCTCTTCTTTTTGCAAACGTTCTTCATTTGTATACTTACGATTAATAAAACTTTTTTTAGGTGTGTTTTCTTCCACCATTTCTGTTGTTGACATTGTATTTCCTTTCTAGGGCCACCGTAGCCATGTTGGATGGGGGATGGGTAGCTAGACAAATATAGCAGATTATTTTTTACGTGCTGCTAATCCACGTGTTGTGTCTGGCTTTCGTACCGATTTAAATACAGGTTTTGCCAAACCACCTTTGCTAAATCCATAACCTCCTACATATCCTTTACCTGCTTCTTGTCCTGCGGCAATAGTATCTTTTACACTAGTACTCGTACTTGTACTCGTAGAAGAAGGAGAACTAAAACTAGTGCCTGTACTTGTTGTAGAAGATGAATCGTCATCATCACTACTATCAAAACCGTGAGTAGCTGCAAAATCTGACCAACTAAACCCATCATCATCATCATTATTATTAGATACTACAGGTTGGGACATTACAATTTGTTCATCACTTGCGGCTACTTCAGTTTGTACATTTGGATCAAGTGATTCATAAAGAACTTGTTTTGTACTTTTACCGCCTAATGCTTCAGCCTCTTCTGCTGCTTTCTTAGCTGCTTCGTCATTAAGACGTTTAGCTTCTTCTTCTGCTCTACGTTTAGCTTCTGCATCACGTGCACGTTTAGCTCGTGCTGCTGCTTCTGCTGCAAGTCTTGCAAGACGTTCTTTCTCTTCTTGTGCTTTATAATAAACATCACGTTGTTGAGCTACAGAAGCACGTTCACCTTGACCTGTAGTTAAAGTTTTTGCAACATCTGTACGTGCTAAATTTACTAAGTAATTAGAAACTTGATTGGCTACTTCTGGTGTAATTCCAGTAGCAATATTCATAGCCGTTTTAGGAATATTTGGATTTTCTAATATGCCTTTTAATTGTTTTCTTATTGCAACACGTCTTTCAATTTCAGGTGTTGCTGCATTCTGTTCTACTAAAAATTCTTCGGCTTTTTCTACCATTTCTCTAGTTTTTTCATTTAATGTTACTTCACGTATTATACGTTGTGCACGTTCTGCTGACAATGCATTTTGTTCTAATAAATTTTGTACTTGTTCCTGACTTGTAAATCCTAACTCCATAATTTCTTTTTGTGTTTCATCTCCACTTAACAAAGATTTCATTTCTATATCAGAAGGGATTTCCTCACCAACCCCCCAAAATACTCCTGCACCACCTAAAGTAGGAACTTGACTATCTTCTAGTATTGTTGGTGCTCCAAACTCTTCAGGAAATAATTGAGTGTCTTCTTCTGGATCACGTATATTTACTGGAAATAAATTAGTGTCTTCTTCTGGATCACGTACATTTACTGGAAATAAATTAGTGTCTTCTTCTGGGTCAATACTAATTGTAGGTTTTACTGGTTTATCCATTTCTTCAGTAACCTCTGAGGATGGATCATTGTTGTTTTCTTTTTCAGCAACGTTTTTTACTTTTTCTTTTTCGTCATCAGTCAATCCTAGTGCATCACCTACGGTGTTAATTATACCTTCAATAACACCACTTATTCCAGTTTTTTCTGTTGTACCTTCTAATTTAGCTTTTAACTCTTGCAAAGCTGCAACTTGTCCTGAAATAGGAGTTTTCTGTGCTTGTGCAATTTTACTATCAATCATTTCTAGGATAGTCTTTTTCTGGTGTTTATTAGCAAAATGTACAAGAGCACCCAAAGGACCGCCACCTACTGCTGATACAACACCTGTAGTAATACCACCAAAGTTTACAACTTTCTCTGCTTCATCAATCCACATCTGTAGATCATTACCATCTGTAGCAGATGTATCCATTTGCCAACTACCTGCTTTTTGAAACTCTGTTTTTTCAGGTAGTTTAGAATCGTCCCCACCGCCACCTGTAGATGTAATAGTTTCTTCAGGAATAATTTCTTCTTCTTCTTCTTCATCAACGTCAAGGTCAAATTCGTCTGCATACTCTTCCATTGTTGCAGGAGGCAATTCTCCATTTTCTTCAAAGTATGCACGATCTTCTGGTTCAAGGGTATCTAAAAATTGTTTAAGTGGTATGTATCCTTCTGGAACTTCTTCTTGAGGAACTCCATCTATAGTACGTATACTAACCCGTTCAAAAGTTTCTGGATCAATATACTCTACAAAAGAAGCACCTTGACTTACTCCAAGATTACTTTTAGATTTACCATAAATCATTTCAGGTTGATTTCCACCTGTTTGCTGTCCTAGCAATTGAAACTGCTGTCCTACAGTACCCATACCACCTGTATTCATATGTGCAGAGTTAGCCATAATCCGTCCGTCAGGCATACGATGATAGCCTTGAGGTACTCCCCCCTGCGCCATCTGTTGTTGTGGCATCTGTCGTGGCTGTTGTTGAGCCATAGGGCTAATCTGATTGTAAGGAAGATTGTCAGGAATAGTTGCCTCGTGAGAATTGCCAAACTGCCCCATACGATTCATATTCTCTAAACCTTGTTTTGCGTCTTGCCGCATTTTCATTAAACGATCTAGACCAATATAACGAACTACATCAGCAGGTAAAACAAACTCACCCTCACTAAGCATGGCAGGAATATCATCACGTACCTCTTTTTGTGTACTACCTACAGGTACATTATTTCCTGACATAGGATCACGTGTTTCTCCTTGGTCACGTAAACCACCATCTTCAAAGAGTTCCATTTGTTTACCGTACATATTAACTTCCTTACTGTGTTTTTAGTACTTCATCTCGCAGTAGTTTAAGTCTGCGTAGTTGATATACTGCACCTTGTGCTCTATGCACTTGCTGCAGATTATCTGTTTGTTCCATAATACGATGTTGACTGTCTATTAGATAGTCTAAATAGTTACTGAACTCCTGCCATTGGCGGCTGTTCTCCACCAGTTGGCGCAACTTCTTGAGGTGCTCCTTGTCCTTCATTTCCACTAAATCCTTGTTCTTGTGGGGTAGGTGCTTGTCCAGTTCCTATGGTTCCTCCACCTGCTCCCGATGTGTCCATTGCATCTGCTCCTGCAGGTGCTCCTTGAGGTTGCTGCTGTTGCATCCCCTTCATAAGTTCAGCTTGAATAGCTGCCTCATTCATATCGTTGGTAACTTTGTCGGGATCAAGTTCTAAAGATTTTGCAATCTCACGAATAATATATTGGAATTTTGCAAACGGTGCAAGTGCAGGGTTAGAGGCAACTTGCAAGAATTGCATTAGTCGTTGGCTACGTACTTCATTAGCCATAAGTGATTCTGTTCCACGTGCTTTAACTTCTAAATCACCTTTAATCTCAGGATCAAAGTCAAACTGCATATTAAAACGAAACAGACCTTCACCTAAAGGACGAAGTAAGTAATCGTCTACGTTCTTGATGACATTCTTGATGCCGCCCTGTGCAGCACCCATTAACATACTAATACCAGAAGCTGTACGACCTACGCCTGATACACCTGTCTGTCCATGTGCAAAGGATGGAAAACCTGTAGATTCATCAGCAAGTACTCGTGCCTTGTCAAACAACTGTAAGTTCTCACCTGCAACGTTAGGGAACTTAGTGCCAAAGATAGCTTGCCCTGGAGCACCACCTTGTCTTCTGAACACTTTCCCTGGATATACTGATAGGTCTTGTCCTGGGACTAAGTTAGTTTCATCTACCTCTATCAGCAAGTTGCCTGACAATACAGCATTATCTACAGCCATACGCATAAAGCCATTCATCAGGGTTTGGGTATCATCCATATTTTCAGCAATACCTACACCAAAGAATGAATATGGATTTAACTCGTAGGGTGCAGCCATGTAAGGAATCTTTGCAGGTTTAAATGGGTTAAGCACCATTCTAAGCAATTTGTTATTGCACACCCACACATTTGCTTGTAGCTCGTCTACATCTTGTAATTCACGGGGAATGTCTACACCTTGCTCTAATAGCATTTCAACATCTACCATGCCCCAATACTCTAATACTTCAAAACGTTCTATGCCATGCTCTGATGCATAATCAGATAAATCATCTTCCCAATATTCTTTACTATAATTTTCTCCAAATGAAATAGCCTCGTCAATAACAGAGCTACGGAAGTAAGGACGTTTCTTTAGTGCACGTAATTGTGAACGTGACATTTTATGACGTTCAATTACATATTGAGCTTCGTCCATATTATTTGCATCTGGATCAGGATAAAAATTCCATACAGATACATGCGAGACTTGCGGAATTGTTTTAAACTCAGGCGAATAATCTCCTGAATCTTCATCCCAATTTGGGTATTCTTTATCAACGGCAAATGGTCCTTTCATAACTCCTGTACCAAACAGTGCCATTTCAAACGATGTACTGCGTAAGTGTTTAGATGCAGACGATTCTTCAAGTTGATCTTGAATTTTCTTTTGCATTCTTTTAGCTGCAATCATTGCAGGACTAAACGTTACTGCTGTAGGGGTTTTGCCTGCCCCCATTTTAATTCCACTAATACCATCTAATTTTTCTTTTAGTTCTGGGTTTAACATTTCTGCTAATGTTTTAGCAGTTGCACCTTTAGGTATTTCTTTACCGTCACCTTTATAGCCATATGGATTAACTAACTTATCCATATCACTTTCTTTCATAGCTTCTGGTAATTGTGGGTTAGCATCAAAGTGAATGTCTTCTACAATACCATCAGGTAGTTCCGTAGGATCAATAGTAATAGGAAAACGATTGTTAGCAAATAGTACGTCAACAATTTGTCCATAGGCTGCTAGTGTTTTAGTTTTAGTTACTTTAATGAATACACGAGACTTTTCTGCTTCTGTAAATTGCACATCTGGTCCATATAGACCACGATAGTTACGATATGCTTTTAGCCACCGTTCTTCGTCTTGCCTACGATAAGTTTCTGCACGAGTATATCGTTCCATAATAAATGGAATAATATTAGAAGATTCGTAATCTGTTTCAGGACTATCTGTGTCCTCTAAGATTATAGCATCGTCTTCTATAAATACTTCATTGTCTTCTGCCATTTATTTTTCCTTAATATCCAAACGTAGAATCTGCTACCCTCATACCCATAGACCTTGTAGAGTTTGGGTCATAATCAAATATACTAAATCTAGGACGAGACATTATACCATATCTTAATGCATCGTATATATGATCTTCAGACTTTGTATCCACATCTTCTGGATTCTTTCTGTCTAATGGTATGGCAGGTATTTGAGCTACAGAGTTTACACAAGTATTGAAAAACACCAATCTGGGTTCTTCTGTAAATTCATCTAACTGTAAACGTCTATGTATTTCGTTTTTACCTGCTACACGAGAGCCTTTAGAACGATCTGATGGCCTCCATCTACAACCTTTGCTTATCATTTGTTCTGCCAAGCTAGGGCCAGTATCTCCACGTTTATGCCATAAAGAACTGTCTAGTACCCCATATTTAATATTACCATCTTCTGATTCTAATTGCAATACCATATCTGCAAGATCAGTAGCTAAAACTTTACTGACGTATAATTCTCTATATACGATAAGTTGTTCATCAGGCGCAACGGCAAACCAAAGCACAGCACTGTAAGAACCATAACCATAATCACATGCCCTAAACTTAACCCAATTACTAGGTATATCATATGGTTCAACTACATGCACGTTTCTATCAAACTCTGTAAATGCAGCACCTTCTTTAATGTCCCAATCACCCTCTAGTAACTGTCTACGTTGTTGTTCAGGCAATGACAATAGCATTGCTTCATAGTCACCTTGAGTAGCTAGGTAAGGATTGTCTGAAAGACGTGCAGGTATAAACCTACGTTTAAATAGTGACTTTCCTGCTTTGGCATGGCCTTCAGGATATTTAAGCTCATTGCCTGTTTCAATATCTGTTGCATTAAAAGCCTTTCCTGCAGGAGCAGGGTCAATAAACATTTTCTTAACCCAGTTATGACCCCTACCTCCTGGGTTTGTAGTTGCCCTCATAAATATAGGCAAGTCGGGTGCAGTGGACCGTAGACGAGAACGCATGTAGTTCCATGCAAATGGGGTAGCCCATTGGGTTAATTCGTCAAAGCCTATCCAACTAAAAGCTAGACCTTGGTAACGGAGAACGTCATCTTCCTTGTCTAGGTATGACATCCAGAGCCTCGCACCAGAGGGCGCAGTCCACTGCATCTTTCTTTCTGACCATTTAATTCCAGGCCATATCTGAGGATACATTTCTTGAGATTTAAATATAAGCTCTCTAAGTTCCTCTGTTGTGTGCCGTAATAATAAACCCGAAAAGTTAGGGTGTCCCATATACCGTAAAGGATCAGCTAACATTGCATAAGATTTACCACCACCTGCACTGCCACCATATAATACTTCACGTTCACCTGCCGCAAGAAACTCTGTCTGTGGACCTTCATTAGGTTTAAAAATTACGTTATGCTGTTCCTCAATAGGAATTTCATCAACTATTTTTGCAGGTTCATGCTTGGGCTTCGTAACACTCTTCTTCGGTTGCTTTAGCACCGAGTCTTTTGTTGTCGATTTCTTTCGCCTTGGCGATTGCCTTTTCTGCATATTTTGCCCATCTGCGTAGGCTTGCAGCTTTGTTTTTTCTTCGTTTTTCATTTTCCAACCGTTTACGTAAACCTACGTGAGATATGTCTCTACCTGTATTTCGTGTTAGCCAGTTAGCTACTTCACGATATGAATATTGTTTTAAGTATTTTTTAGCCTGTTCAAGCATATTAAGTTCATGCTCAATAGGTAATAATGCATCGGGATCGTCAGGGTCTACTTCGTATCCAAATGGAACGGTCCTAGATATTCGGGGAATAGGTAGCCATTCATTATCTTCTTTTATATCTGTCGGTTGGGGTAACTTCCACTTTTGTAGAGGTTTAGTCATCTTCATCCATTTGTTTAGGTGGCATTAACATTACACCACCTTTTGCTTCTACTTGCATCTTTTCTGTTTTTACTAGACCAGTACGATCTAATAACTCTTTTGCTGCTGACATTTTATCACGAATACCTAATTCAGTTGGATCATACAAAGCACCAACCATAGCCATTGCAGCTTTAGGAGCATTACGTGCCATGTATGCAGATGTAGCATCTAGTATTTCTTCTTTTAAAGAGTTAATAACTTCCGTAGATGAAGTTGCGTCTGAGTATCCTGCAAGTTTTTTTGCAGCTACAATATCTCCACCTGCTTCGTCGAATAATACTGCAAGTAATTTTTGTTGTTTATCTGTTAATGTTCGTGCCATTTTACATCTTTCTATTAAACAATGCAAGTACAAAATTAGCCATTGATCTACCTATTTCAGTTGGAGTTGGTAATAGCCAACCTAGTATTAATAATAACATGACCCAAGGAGGAATGTTCTGGTTTTGTATTAAAAGTTTTTCTACTGGTCCTGCCTCAACTTCTTTTGTTTCAGTTATTATATCTCTTCCTGCATTGTTACTTTCTTCTTCTTCGTATGTTACGACTGCTTGTTTATTTTCTTTTCCTATCTGTGCGTTGCTGTTTACGGTAGGACCATCTGATCCCCCTAGAAATCCTAATGTGCTTAAACCACATCCTGATAAAAAGAAACAAAGAAGTAACCAACGCATTAGACCATCATTTCAAAATGTGGCCCATCTAAAAACGGTCTACGTCCTTGTGATCTTCGTAAGTCTATGTAAGCATTCATTGCATCTTCTGCAGTGTCTTCATAAAAACGAATGTCTCCTTCAGACCATGCTGCACCCCACTTAATTGGAACTTCTAGTTCTTCTGCAGCTATAGCCATAGCATCACAAATGTTATCATAGACATTTAATTCCCAAGAAACATCTGAACCAAAATAAGCTACAAGGTCTACAGCATGTGAATATCCATCTTCTTGTATAAGGTGTTTACTTTTCATAGTCTGTGATCGACCAGAGTTATATAGCTCTTCTTGTTCTTGAAGAGTCCTAACCCCATATGTTACTCCAAAATCAACATCTGTTACTTCTATGGCTCTTTTAACAACTCCCACCAAATCAGGATGTACACCTTCTAATTTATCTAAAGAACGATTACTTAAACTAAATCCCATTATCTCATATCCTTTTTCATAGCAACTTTATTTCCCATTGGCTTTCCTGCCATATAAGCTGTAGCACCCATATACGCAGCTACAATACCTGTTTGTGCAATATAGAATAGCCCAAGCAAATCTGCAAGGGCATTAACTCTTGTGTCTGACATTATAGGTGTAAATAAAAATACTGTAAATATAATCATCATAGCCATAGCCACCCACGCCATTTTCTTTTGTGACTCAGCTTTTTCTTCACGTAGCTCTATTTCAAGCATACGTTCTTTCATTGCTACTTCAGCTTCGGTGATTTCTCCATCACCATCAATGTCAAAGTCAACCACCACTAGACCCTCCGAAAACGTTTAGCCGTTTTAGCAGCACCTTTAGGTTGTTTAGAAAATTGTTTACCTGCTGCTGTATCTTTTCTTTTCTTTGCCGTACTTGCTGCATACTGCGAACTAGACATTGCTTTAATCGCAGCTTCAGGGAGGTAACGTTCTCCCGTAGCTTTCGAGCCTTGTGTAGAAGGTTTGCCACTTTTAGTTCTCCACTTCTGTCGTGTCCATCTATCTAAACTTTGTTGTGATTTTGCTTTAGCCATTTACTAACCATGCTATAAATATAAGAGCACCAATACCTGAAAGTAATAATAAACCTGTAACCGTCCACGTAATAATAGCTTCTTGTATTTCAGCTTTACGGTACTCTTGTTCTTTTTTCTGTTTACGTATACGTCCCTCAGTAGCCACTAGTTCATCCCATGCAGATGGCCCCATGCTGAAACTGATCCAATCCTTTAATTCTTTTCTCATGGCTTCGGCTTTCTTTTTAGCCGTAAATATTTCTAAAGCTTCAGCCTCTACTGAATCTCCATTAAGAGCTTTCCACCAAGGAGGATTTTTATTTTTTTGTTCGGCATAAGACAAATCACTCATGGCACTTGCCCATTGAGTTAGTTGTCCAGACATATCCTGCAAATCTTTACCTACCTGAAAACCTTTTTTCAAAGCATTAAAGGCAACAGTGGCTCCACTGATTATTGTAACTGGGTCCATGTTAGCCTCTAATTTTTGTAGCCACCGCCTTTGGCTTTATATTGTTTTGCAAGCATTTGGGCTTTACGTGCAGACCACTGACCTGCCTTGCCCCCTTTGGTTCCTGACTTAATGCGGTTAAACAAATTCCTACGCATAGTAGGCTTAGTATAATTTCCTGCCGCATTTACTTTAGACTTTGTAGCCATATCGTAAAACTCTTTCTATATCGTACCGACCTATGCCTATATCTCTTAGTTCTGAGTCAGTCATGCTATACAATTGATCACGGGCAATTCTTCGTTTTGCAGATTCAATTCTAGCTTCAATTAGTCTATTAAATATTTTTTTTAACATATCTATCTCCTTTGTTAACGGTAAACTTAATTACCAGAGATAGTTATATCATATATAGTTATAGCATACTACATACAATTTTGCAACCCCGTTATGCTCTGGACGGATTGTACAGTTGTCTTGCAGATAGAGTAACATCAAATGTACCCGAATCTTTATATGCTAAAATTTTATCTCCTGCATGTAAATGCATTCTTGATGCATCCAATACATTTAATGCTGTATTCCCTGATATGTTTTTACTTTTAATAATATTGTGATATTGGTTATCGTCTTTGTGAAATAGTTGTAGTGTAATTTTAGCTGATGATGTACCACCATTTGTAATTATAATCATGTCTACCGTAGAATCATAGTAATCTGGAACAACGTAAATTAAATCTGCACTTGCATCAGCAGAAGTAGATGTTACGGTTATACTTTTTGTAGACGTAATATAAGTAGTACTTACCATTTTATTTTTTCTTTAAAACTTTTTTAACTGTCTTAACTACCCATGCTTCATTTACTTCTGTGTCTGGGTTGTCTGCAATAAAATGTCCGTTCTCATCACGAGCACGTTCCATTACAAGTTCTGTTTTTTCTTTGGCTGCGGCTTTCTTTTTCTTAGTCTTTGGTTTGTCAATTCCTAGAATACCTTTAATCTCAGCCACGTCTGTAATACGATTACCTTCGGCATCTGTAGTAAGTACCATTTCTTTGGTATTCATATCCATTACTGCATTGCCTTTATCCAAAACCATATATCCTAGTTTTGTAATTTCATTCATTTGTTCTGGTGTCATTTTTTCTTCCTATTATCCACTACACTTATTGTAGTTCCAGTTGTTCTAAAATCATTTGATCCAAAGTTACTTTTAACTCCCATGCCACCTTTATACATTCCCATTGGCATTCTTGGTTTAGTATTAGATTTTTTATTTCTATCATTCATAGGGTTAAATTGTTTAGAATTTGTACTTGGTGGTTTTGTTCTTGGTGTTGATAAACCTTGACGTACACTAGGTCTTTGTCTATTGTTTGGACCTCTAGTAGAAGGAGTTCTTCCTGTAGGTTTTTTAGGTGTAGTTGTTTTAATCCTTGGGTCTAATGTTTTTATATCTTTTGGGTCTATGTTAGACCTTGTTGGGCGTTTACGTACAGGTTTTGGAGACATAACACCTTTTACTGCAGGACCAGTAGACTCCTGACCTCTTTTAATAGGTTTAGGTCTGGGCTTTGTTCCTCCTACAGGTTTCGTTTTAACAGGTGCTTTAGGTGTTCCTGTTGGTTTTTTCCTTGGAGGTTTTTTCGTGGTGTCCATTCCTGGATTTACAGCAGGCTTAGGTCTTGGGGCTAAAGTATTACTACCTGATTTATTTTGTCTTTCCAATGCAAGTTTTATTTGCTCCATATAACTTGGAGGTGCAGGTTTAGATGGAGTCGCAACAACTGGATCAGGTTCTTGTCTTTCTGCAGTTTCAAATACCCAATCAGGTACATCTACCACTGCATCATTACCCATTACAATCTGATTTTGGCCTGCTCTGCCGCCACCCATCATGCCGCCACCGAGACTACCAATCCACTTTCCATCTTTATAAAGTTTGTCACCTTTAATAACATAGTTAGCATCTTGGTTAAACATAGAGTTACCTAGAGAGGTACTTACAGGTACACCAATAGGTAAACCTAATGGAGTTGCTTGAATCCCACCAACACCTTGAGTAGGTCTGCCTAGTCTAGGTTGCATCTCTCTTAATTCAGCAATATCAGAAGCATACGTTGAGTCTACATACGTTTTTAGTTGATTTCCCATAGTCATCATCTGCTCTCCTATTTGAGCAGCTTGAGGAGACTGATTGTACTGCATCATAATTCGTCTTTGTGCTGAAAGCTGTTCACTTGATGTTTCTTGCCCCATAGGAGGAAGACCTGCATTAACAAGTAATTGATTTATCTGTTGAGTACGTTGTTGATTAAGATTTTGCATCTGCATTTGGTAATCTTGATACAAAGAGTCATTTCTTAATTTTTCTTGAAATTGATTTTGTAACGCAGTATATCTTGCAGATGGAGCTGTTAATGTATTATTCATATTAACAACAGGTCTGGGTCTTGCTACTCCTACCATATTGGGAGGAGGCACACGTCTTTGCATAGGAGGTTGTCTTCCCATTCTTGGTTGCGTTCTTGGGTCTACAAATCTACGACCTCTACTTGGTCTGGATCGACGTACTGATCTACGCCCCTTATTAAATTCATCTTGTAAAGCCATTACGTAACCTTTCCTATATTGACTTCAGTACAAGCAAGTTTTGCATATATACCTTTTGCTAAAATACTTTTTGTTAACTGTGTTCCTTCTTTAACACATTGTTCTTCTGTATAAAACGGTTCGGACTTAACCATAACTTCACAGGCTAATGCAGATGGGCCTGAACAAGCCAGTATAATCCCGATCCACATCTTATGCCATTTTCATGCCACACGTAGGACATTTCTTAGTTGCTGATCCACCTTTAGCCATGTACCCCATTTTATTACGTACACCTTTAGGTAATTTAGATAAACCTTTATTTCCTTTAGGCGCAGTTTTCAGTGATCCACCTTTAGCCATTTTCTTTTTTCCATATGCCACGATACTTCCTCTACTTATGTTTAGCCATACCGCCACACGCCATTGTAGATTTTTGTGTAGCTTTCATAGATGCACCACAGTTGGCGTATCCACCTTTGTTAAATTTTTTACGAGCCATACCACCTTTTGCTTTTCGATCTGGTCCAGTATCGTACATCTTACGTTCCATTTTATTTAAAGCCATATCTTGTCTCTCCTTTTGTGATAGACGTTTTAACTTAGCTAAGTTACGTTTAGCTTCCGCACTTAGTTTTTCACGTGCATCCATATTACGTACTACGGTTGCTATTTGATTATTTGTAGGGTTGCCAATAATCTCCCCATCTTTAGTAATGCCATTCTCTGTGTTACCTACCATCATGTCACTAGCTTTAAGTTTTTCTTTCTTACCAACAGTACGACGACCACCACCCATTTCTGAAAGAGTGACACCTTTATCTCTGCTTGTCTTTTCACGACGAGTCTTAGCTGCAGCACTGGTACGTGCTTCATCTGCTTCACGAGACAACCGATTAAGCCGAGTCAACAAAGCATCTTCTTCTTTTGTAATTGTGCCTTTTTCTTTTTTAGTTTCTAGTTCAGCTACAACCTTAGAACGTTTACGAGAACCCATGCTAAGAGCTTCTTTCATATTGGGCATACTACGTTTACCTTTAGTAACTTTTCCTGCTCTACCTGATTCTACATCTAATGTACCACGAGAAGGTGCTTGACCTTCGTCTAGTTGACTACTAAATTTATCTGCAAATAAATCTTGTGTTGCTCTACGAGCCTTACGTGCAACTTTACTAGCCTTTGCTGCTTTTGATAATAATCCCATTTAAATCACCATTTAACTTTGTGGCTCCAATAACGAGCACTTAACTTACTTGGGCTTGAGTCCTGTGCATTATGTCTCGCATAATAACTTTTCTTACGAGCTTTATCTTTTTTAGATGTAGGATTTTTACCTGCACCACTTACGCCCTGCTGACCAAAACGTATAAACTTGTAAGTGTCACCTTCCTTTGCCATAACACAGTGAGACTTAGTAGGATGGTTAGGAGTACGTTTAGGTTTATTAACTCCTTTCAGCCCTTCTTTTTTCATTTTAGTTTTGACTCGTTCAGGTATCGCCACTGTCTGTCCATCCTTCCATACGCATAGCCCACTCTACATGTTCTAAAGTAAATGACCTACCATAGTAATTCTGTACAGCTTCTCGTACATAGAATACATCACTATGTGGGATATGCAATTTATCTATAGTTCCATTGAGTACGTGATTATAAAACTCAGAAAGAACATCGTCAGTATATAGTTTTACTGATTTTTTACTCATTGTCAAGAACTTTCGTAATAAAATACAAATGCCTCGCCTAAAGGCGGTACATTGTAAGTGTTACATTTAAGTGATTTATTAGTTAAGTATAATTATATCTAACTATATTAACATCTAAGTGATACACTTTAAGTGTTATCTTAGTTTTTATATTAATAGTTTTACACATTTTGTAAGGCGTGTCAACCCCCTACAGTTAAAATAAGAACATTATTCTTGTAATCTTACTTTTTGTAGAACCATGTTCTGTGTAAACCACTATATATGTAATGTGGTTAACACTCCATTTTTCCTGATCTGTGTATTTCTCCATATACATATACGTATACCCCCCGTGTGGCCCCTGCCTGCACCCACGTCACATGCTCACATAGCCTGTATACATACCTATGATGCGTTGGTGTAGACATACGTAATGCATACATACACCATGCATAAGAGAAATTGTTTCATTTCAACAGCTTATACTATGCCGACAACTGTTATGGAATCAGTTGCCATGCTAAAGCATGTATCGTGATAGTAAATTTGTGATCACATGGTGTGTTTCAGAGTCGATGCACATTTATATACCCTATCC